TGTGATACTGATTCCCATTCTCCAGTATCACCTAGATCAATATAACCATCAGGTTTTATAATCTCTATTGCCTGACATACTACACTTACAGCCTTCATATCAGCCATAGGAAAGTGTTTATCAGGTGTTACAACATATCTTTTAACTTTCATATTAACTCCGAGTTTAACCATTTATCTAAAGCAGTTTCCCATTCTTTGAATGTCGCTTTTCCTTCTCTATGTTTAATCCAAACTTCATCAAACTCATCTTGATTCCTTTGAACCATTTTTCGGATTCCATAGTCCATATTTTTTCCTGCACTTTCAGGCATTGCATATATCTTATCCAAATAGATTTTCTTTAACTTCTTCGAAGTATTCTCCATATCTTCCACTCCTTATGTCATAGCTTAATTTAGCTTTGTTTGGTTTACCATTTTTATATTGAAAACGAATCTTATGTACATGAACTCCAACATAATCGTGATCATCACTTTTATGTCTATGAATTGTAATTGCATTATCGCATTTATTATACCAATTAGCACTTCCTGATATATCATATGGATTAGGCACTAAAGGTTTTCTATTGAGATCATTCTCCATCTTTTTAGGATGTGCTACTACCCATATATGTAGTTCATTTACCTTTGCAAAAGCATTTAACTGAGCCAATACCCTAGATACATAATTGGTTTCATTTTCTCCATCCCTGAATTTATGCTCTAATGTATTCCAAGGATCAACAACTAATCCATTTAATCCATACCTATAAGTAAGTATCTTTGCTTGTTCCAGTATAGTTTCTATACTAACAGAATCTTCTTGAGTACCAATGAATTTTATATGTTCATTCATAACTCTCATACTGGCTCTGGCAGTTTCACTATCCATTTTGTCATCACCCCAAAAAGGTTTACCATTAAATTTACTAACTAATTTTAGCAAATGGTGTTTTACTGGAAAATTCTCAGCAGAGAATATACCAAACTTCCATGAATGATGTTGTATCATATTAATCATTAAAGCATCCATCCATTCAGATTTACCCATATTAGGAACACCAGTAACCACAGTAACTTCAGATGGACTAACTCTATATGTGCCATCTAAAGCCACCCAACCAGTAGATAAGCCAAGATGCTCAGGTTTCTCCAGTAAATCAATAGCATCATCTTCAATATCATTGATAGTAACCACGCCCTCAATAGGATAGGGATGTGTATTACTAACTATATCTAATATACACTCCTCGCCATGCTTAACCAAGACCTCATTCATATCCTTACAATCTTCAGGGTAAGTTACACGATAACATTTTTCACGACCTATACGCCTTGATAATTCATCTCTTAAATGATTTCCTGCACCATCATTATCAGTACATAATATAACAGTTTTAGCATTCATTAAATGTTCTTCTGCTGATAATAAATAACTAAACTTACGATCACTTGGTTTTGAGTTTGGTGCTGTTGCTCCATCAGGAACACTAACAACATTCGTAAACCCTGCCTGAACCAAAGATAAGGTATCCATCTCGCCTTCAGTTATAATAATGGTTTCCATACCTTTCATATGGTCAAATCTATAAAAACATTTCTCAGCATTTTTAGATTGCATAAACTTTTTATCTGCCGTTCTTGATTTGATATTAACCACCTCACCATCTTTATAAAAAGGAAATTGAATCCATCTATTATTATAACCTATCTTTTCAGCATCTACTACATCCTGAGATATACCACGATCCTCAAACCATTTATAAACTTTCTCAGGTATGTCTGTTGTGGGTGGTTTAGGTTTTATGACTTCTTTAGGTTTATCTATTTTAGTTACTTTATTCAATGAACCCTTCCACCCACAATGATGACAATGCCATACACCCTCGTCTATATTTACTGATAAACAAGGATCAGAGCCTTTTCTTCTGGTATGTGAACACTTTGGGCATTGAGTTTTTTCTTGCCCACTTGTATTTCTTACTGATATTCCATTCTCCTCAAATGACATGGGTTTCTAACTCCCTTTTATTTAAAATCTCACATAACTCTGATAAATCATTAAACTCTACTTTTTCAATAATATCATTATCGGTATTCAATCCATTCATTTCCCATTCCTCTATTTTTTGACGAAGTGATTTAACTGAAGTGCTGTATTCAATCGTTTCTCCATCTGTGTTATCAGCATAATATGTTAATTTATAAATAATCATTACTTACCTCCTTTATCAATGTAACTTGCATACATATTTGTAAACTTTGCTTGACCATTGGGTGCTTTATCTCTTAGGACTCTCAGGGAATAGCATTTAGATGCCCAAAATGTATCCTTAACGAGCCAATCTATTACACCCCTAACCTTACCCTCACCCCACTTATCAATCGTTAGTAAATCGAATATTACATTGATACTACCATTAGTTAAATTAGTATCTTTATGCCAATCTGATTTTATAATTTCAGGGTAGTTTTTATTCTGAGTAGTATAAAAATTATTAACTATTCTTTTTATAAAAACCAATTGATCTTTATTAATCTTTTTATTTAATGCTACTTTATTTTTTGGGATACTATAGATATATTGTATATTATTATTACTATGTAATAATGTATCGGAGATTTCAGCACCCTCAACATCAGTTTTAGGCACTACATCAATATCAGAGCCATTACCCCCTACTGAATTTTCAGCATAGGGTATATAAATATTATGATCTACCCCTACTGAGATTTCGGGTAGGGTAAGCATAATATATCTATTTATAAACTTGTTAGAATCTTCTTCATTTTCAATAACAACTTTTATAAGATTAAATCTTCTTAACTTAGTTATACAAGAACTAATTGTTGATGCTGAAGAGCCTAAAACCCTAGCAAAAAACGAGTTCTTTTTCTTGCAATAACCTTGTTCTTCTATGTTAGCAGTTATCTCTGCATATACTAATTTAGTAATGGCATTTAAATCAGGATGATGCCGAATATAAGCAGGAATATAACCTATATGTCCAAATTTCATTGTTTCTCCTTTATAAAAGTGGAGGGGAGAAAAGGAAATAACCCCCCTATAAACCCACTTATTAATATTTTATCCTTTTTAGGCATAAGAAGATAATACAATTATATCTTATCTGCAATAGGTTTTACACATCTATTGTAATAATTGCACTCTTTCCCATCTGCCACTAAACAAGATTTACCTTCTAGTTCAGAATCAACCCTCTGTTGAAGTTTGCCACCAATTATAACACCTATGCATTTATAACCTACATCATAATTGGCACAATGTTTACGAACTTTACCTTTATCTGAGTTATCAACTTTGTTTAGTTTCAGCATGGAATTTAGCCTTTATTTTCTCTTTAACTAATTTATTAGTTTTCTCATCTAATCCTACTACTTCAATATGAGTATCAAACCAATCTTTCTTTTTATTTTTCTTCATTGGATATGGCATTATAAACCCCTTAAATCGTCTGCATCTGTTTTAAGTCTCCAAAGATGTTCAGGTTTCCCATATATACCCCTAGTAGTATCATCAGTTTTTATAAGTTTATTATCTAAGGTAAGATTCGTTACTGCTCTTCTAATAGATGTTATGGGGCAATTAAGACCTAATTTATAAAGAATCATTGAGGGACTCAATGGCTTTTTATAATCTAAGAAGCAATTATAAACCAATGACTCTTGGCTTTCTGCTCTCTTTTTATATGCTATTAATTCATATCCTTTTATTTTAGTTGTATTATAATAACTCATTTTAGTCTCCTATTTGTTCGTAGCATACTATGTTTCCATACATACTTTTTTTGTAGTTACTGCCATCACATTTTAGGCAATCTTCTTTTTCTTTTCCATAACTTGGAAAATCTTCATAAAATATAACAACACGATTCTTAGCAACATAATTTCTAAGTATAGTTTGTTCATAACAAGTATTACACTTAGTACAATACTTAATGTTTTCATCTGCTAATTTAGAATCGTAGTTTACTTTTTTACGCTCTGCTACTGCCTCAACTTGATGATAATAAAAATAATCACCATCATTTATAAAGGCATCGTAATCATAATCCATTGCTAATTTAGTTCTGCTCATTTTCTCTCCTTTTTTTTAATCTTGTTTAACTCTTCTGTTATATAATTAATTCTATTTATGAGTCTTGTTAAAGTATCAAGAACATCATGCTCTAAGTCAACAAGTTCTTCAATTATGTGCTTCATTTATTTACCTCTTTCTATATAAGCACGAAGATGATTGAGTCTTACTGCTTTGTCTCTATAAAAATCTAGCTTATAATTAGTGATGTTCAGTTCTGTTTTAAGTTTTGCTACCCATAACATAGGTAGGCAAAATATAAGACCTAATATAATTGTAAGTATAAAACTCATTTGCTCTCCTTTATTGTTTAAATGTATGATTTAATATATCGGTTATTTTTCTTAGCTTTTTACTTTTTTTCTTATATTTTCTAAATAAATTACTTACTTCATTGCTAAGACTATTATTTAATTCATCAAATATATCTAAATCAATGTCTCCATAAGTACGTTTTTTGTAATTTTTCATAATAAATGCCAATTTATCTTTCTTTTTTTGAATTAGCCTACAATTATCACTTAGTGCTTTAGTTTCTATTCTTAACATCTTTTGTTTATAAAATAGCAATTTGAATTGTTGCTCTTCGTTAAATATCATATTATAAACCCTCCATTTCTAAAGCCTGTTCTAAATTACGCCATCCTGTTCTAACTCTTAGAATAGCATTTAGGCTTTCTAAATTATAACCCATTATATTAGTGACTAAGATAATCTCATCATCAGTAGCAATCCCATTATCCACTAAGTATTCGTATGTTTTTGTTGTATCCATTGTATTTTCCTTTGTTGGTTAAATGTTAATAGCTTTTATAAAATTAGGTTTAATATGTTCGACTTCAGTAAGTCTAAGTCTATTATAACCATTTTCCTTAGCCCATTTTTTACCTTGTTTCATTAATTTATCTTTATTTGTATACCCATCACATTCATATAAAACTTCTTCCATGTAATCTCTAGGTTCATCTTTTTTTACCCCATAAAGTATAGTAGTAATCATTGTATTTTCCTTTGTTAGTTAGTTGATATTAAAAACAATTTTTAAAAATGTCAAGCAAAATTATAAACTAAAATTATAAAACCAAAATATAAAACCAAAATTATAAACTCATTTTATAAAAACCAGCTACTAAAATGTACTAATTGAGATTCATTATCAATTGTTATTGAGACTCAATCTCATTAAGGTATTTCTTTGAAAATTGTCTAAAATCAGCCGTTTTATTTTTAGGTAGGGTTATGTGTACCTCAACTAAAAATCTATCGAATTTAGGCTATTTTAAAGCCTTTTAAAGCTAAATTGTCAAAAAACTAGTAATTTAAAACAAGATCAAAAAAAAAGCCCTTAAAAAAGGGCTTTAATTTAAAAGATTAATCTTATTACTAAACTTACTAAAAAAATGTAAGTACAGTAAAATTCAAGAATCTTGAAAAATGTTTTCATTTAATAGCCTCCAAAAATCTTTTTTTGTTAAAAAGTGGGTTTTCAGCTTCAAAATATTTAATTAAACTTGTTACAAGTTCTTTTTTATTTTTTGTTTCTTTTATCATTTTAGCAATATTTACAAGATGTTTTTTTGTCATTGTTTTTTATCCTTTTTTTAAAGTGGTATTTTTGTTTCTTCTTCTTCAATGTACTCAATGAAATCATTTAAATTTTCATCTAGTGAGTAGCATTCGTTTATTTCAAATTTGTATATTTCAGCTACTCCAGAACTACCAAAAAAACTTGAAGCAGTTAAAAAATTATTCTTTTTTTCTATTGAGTAAACGTGGTTTTCTTCAATAGTTTCATATTCTCCGAGATATTTAATCATTTTTTTTTATCCTTTTAATTAGTTCTTATACCCAAAAAAGCCCTTAAATAAAGGGCTTTAAATGGTTGTTTTAGGGCTTTTATCCTATGAATTGAGTATTCCCACTTGTTAATGCTATTGCATCTTGTCTAAACAATTTAGCAAGGCTCTTTAATTGATTTAAATCAAGATATTTTTTAGTACTGAAAACCCAAGTAAAATTATCTTCTTTTATTCCTTGCCATTTTCCAGAACCCTCGGAATTTACGAAAATTTCAGAATTATGACTGTCAATGAATGAATTTATAGAAGATTTAAAGCCCTTCCATTTATGATTTGGCAAGGGTGTTTTATTCACATTCCTGCCAATTGTCAATGTGTATGTTTTAGGGCTTTGAAATTGTCCTTTGAAGCCGTTTTTGTTTATGTGTTTTATTGTGTTTAAATCGTACATTTTATTTTCCTTTTATTTAAATTAAATTTTATTGCCAATAAATTTAAAGGCCTCTTCATATTCAATTGGTTCAATATCAGTATTTTTTAGGCTCTCTTCGTATTGATCAAAATATATTACATAGTCAAAAGTTATGTTCCTATCTCCATAATTTAAATAGTTGTTCACTTGATCTTTGATCCATTGATTAAGAATTTTTTTTACCTTTCTTTTTCCTAATCCTTTTAAAATAAGTTGATTCATTTTTTTATTTTCCTTTTATTTTATTGTTATTTATGTATTGGTCTCTAATCTTTTAAAATTATGAATCATTGAACTTGTTGCGCTTGATGATTCTTTAAATATATTAATATTTGAACTAAAGCCCTTTACTGTTGTTATGACACTAAAAAAATTATTTTCCATTTTATGAACTGAAACTTTATGTTTTTTGCTTTCTAATTTGATTACTTGCATTGTTTTATATTCCTTTTATTTAGTTAATTTAGTATTTTATTTTTAATTTAAGCATTATTGAATCTATTTTATCTTGAATTATTCCTTGTTTATCTTCTAACTTATATATTTTGTCTTCAATTTTATTAATTCTGCTATTGTATTTATTACTTGAATTGTAATTCATTTGGCTCAATTTTTCGTAAAAAAATCTTGTAGTTTCTAACTCCTCAATTTGTTTAAATATATTTGAAAATTTAAGCTCTAAAGATTGTCTTTTAATTTCTAATTTATTTAAATCCATAATGTATCCTAATTTTAAGTTGATAAAATTTATTACTAATATATTTAATAATCAATAGATATTTAATTTATTTATATATCTATTTTATTGAGCGATCTGTATCTAAATTAAAACTTTCTATAATAGCTAGTACAAAACTAATATATATTTTCTGGCATTGTTTTTTAAATTCTTTTTTGGGTTTTTTATTATGGTATTTTTTGGCTATAAGCATTTTTACCCACATATACAAGTAAAAAGAAAGTTTATTTTTTTCTTGACTCGTATNGGCTATGTGTGNTAAATTTANGGTTGGAGGCGTATGNCGTCCTTAATAAGGTATTCAACAGCCATTCCTCATAAAATAAACGAAAACAAAGTCTTAAATCGGTCTCAGAAAAAAAATTTTGAAAAGAAAGTCCGATAAAGCTAACGCTTTATTATTGTATATCGTATAGTAGTAATTCTGCCTTATTTGGATTTAGATGCAATAATGGTAATAAAGTCTCTTGTACAAAAGTACCAAATGGTTGTATAATATACCATAACTTAAAAGGACTATACGAAATGAGTGTAAATCTGCCAACAAATTGGAAACCAGAAAAAGCAAGAGCAATTGACATACTTGTCACTAATCCAAGTTGTAAAATTCAAGAAATATCGCAAGAAATAGGGGTATCTAAAAACACAATTCGCAATTGGATGAAAGAACCTGAATTTGTAGAGATATACTATCAAAAGTATATGGTTACATTTGGAGCGAAACTGCCTACTGTATTACAGAGTATGATACGAGAAGCAGAGGCTGGTAATGTGCAAGCTGGTAGATTAGTGCTAGAACACTCAGGTAAACTAATTAAACGAGTAGAAGTAGCGAATAATCAGAGTCCATTTGAAAAGTTTTTAAATAATCAGGCATCGGATATGCAGGAAATTGACACAATTGATGCAGAAGTCGAAGAGATCGAACCTGAGTTCAAGGTATTGCCTGAACGCCCTGTAGTACCCCCAAAAAATGCTTCAAAAGCACAGCAACTCAGAGAGCTAAAAAAGAAAGAAGAGAAAAATCGTAAGCGTAGAGAAGCTAGGCATTGGAGAGAACGAGCAGAAGCCGTAGGGGTGAGTAAACCAGAACGAGGTAGACAAACAAAAGCTCAAAGAAAAATGTGGCAGGACAAAGTAGTAGCAAGAGAAAAAGCATTAAATGTTACCCCCTATACCGAAAAATAGGGTGGGGTATTTTTTAAAAACTGCCATAGAATGTATTTAAATGCCTATAATTAAATTTTAGGGTACTGAGATTTCCGATACATATATATTACATATATATAATAGATATATCTTATATACTATGCTGAGATTTTGGCATGGGTAGTTTCAATGCTGTTTTTACAGTAAATGACTTACATTCAGGGCATTGTTCTTTTTCAGAATCAAACTTAACAGATACTACTTCCCAAAACCAATTACAGTTCTTACACAAGCATTGCCTAATTTTATATTTTTTCATAGCAGTTTAACTTTCTCCCCAGATACCTAAATCACCTGAATGTCTAATTAATTCCTCCCATACTTCTATACTTACCTCTGTTTGTGTTTTTTTACTTGTTTTTTGTACTGGAGCTATAGTTTTTGCTAAAAATCCTAATATTTCATTATTCATTAAGTTAATTTCTGTAGAATCAACTATTTTATTATCTAGTTCTTTAATTGAAGATTCTAGCATTTCCATACATTGCAACAACAACTGTAAGTAGTATTCTTCTGTTTTTTCCATCTTTAATCCTTATTTTCTAAGTGCTTTTTTTATATCTTCTGAAAATTGCTTATCTAATTTGTCTTTATTTTTAGCTGTAGTAGCTATAAATGGTCTTGCAACAGCAAATACACCATAAGGAGGTTGGAAGCCATCATTTTGTTCTTTTCCATACCCTTTCATGGATAAAACATTGTCTTTGCTTTTAATACTGTTATATAAAGCACCAGTTTCAAACAAAGGTTTTACGCTATTATTACCTTTTGCTTTTCTCAATGCTAAGGTACTACTTCTTAAGGGGGTTAATGCCTTTCCATCTACCCCAATGCCATTATCTATATTATTTTTTGATCCTTCTTCAGCACCTTTTGCATAATTAGAAGTATATTTTTTAATTGCTTTTGGCAATTCTCTTGCAAGTTTTCCAAAATCAAAATTAACTTTTACTTTAATTTCCATTTGGTTGCTCTATTACTTCCACATCATTTTGATCTTTGTTAGTATCTATAATATTTTGTGCTTGATCTAAAGTAATATCTTTATTATCCCTAACCATAATCTTAGCTCTGGTTGTAAGATTATTTTTAAGATCAAATTCATCTTTAAGTATCTGGTCTTGAACTGTTTTAGGATATTCTACTTCTTGAAAATCAACTCCAAATTCTTCTGGTAGTGCTATTCCATTATATTCTGCTATAACACGCTCTACTCTGTAAAAATCTTGCTCATAAAGTCTCCATAAAGCAATATCATCATAATAATCTTCTTTACGCTCCATATCTTTAATCATCAAAGATATACCACTAGGAACTTCACCACCACTTTCTGCCCATTGCATCCACAAGTGATTATTTGATGCTACAAGCTCTATTTGAAATTTTATATTGTTAATAGCCTCTTCTATATTACCATTTGGACTTGTAATATTGTAAGCACCTTCTTCACCCATGTCTAGTATAGTATTTGACCCTGCTCTAAGCATACTTTGATCTGCTCTTAATCCAGTAACCCAAGGCTGTCCAAACATATTAAATCTCATACCTAAGTTCATTTCAGTTAAGGCAATATTTACTTGTTCATTACAATTTACAATATCGGATGCTCCTTCAACATAAAAAGAATCAATTTGATCTTCTCTGTGTGTAAATACGAATGGCAAAATTCCATACGGATTTTCCATTTCTTCTATCATTTTACCTTCTTCATTTAGGATGCCGTAACTATCAGCATCCCAATATTCCCATTGAAGATTATCTGAGTTAGCTAAATCTGCTGTACTATTTAGTAAAGGATAAACAATTGCCTCTGGTACAAAAGGATCATTACCGAAATAGGTTTCAAAATAGTAAATAGGTCGATAATCAAATGATTCCCCTCTCCAATGAATACGATTAGCAACAGTTCCTAATAACCTAGTCATCCTTTCAGAATGTTTCATTCTAACATCTTTTGTAGGTGTTAAAAGTTCATAACGCTCAGTCATATTGCCTAAATTTCTTTTAGCACCTAAACTGTATATTCTGCTAATCTTATTAATAAATTTTCTAGTAAAATTAGTTAAACTAGGTGGTATTTCTGAAAAAGCATCACCACTAAAGTAATGACTAATATAACTTCCTGTAGATGTACTGGAGTAATAATCAAGATATTTCCGTATCTCATTTCTCCTATCGTGAGACATCATAAGTTTAGTTTCAAGTAATTTATCTTTCATCATTTGATCTATCATCTTTGAATCCTTTTCATTTCTGTGTTTTTCATTGGAAATCTATTAATAATAAAATACCGAAAGGCATCATTGCCATGATCATGGTATCCATCCTTAATAGGTTCTTCTTTTATAGGCTTTCCATCTTCGCTTTCAGGATACCTATACTCTTCAAAATCTTCTATTACATCTACACATCGTTTATCAACATGGATTCTTCTGATGCCGTTAGCACTTTCAAAAAAACCTCTTGTGTATGCAACACTAGCGACAATATTCCTACTCATCCTGTCTCTAGTTGATATTACTCTAATTCCACTACGCCTAAATATTTCCATATCTCCTGCACCACTCTGCCCTTGAACATTAGCACCAGCAGGATCACCATAATAACTAGCTACAGGATAGCCTTTAGTTTTAATCATTTTAATTAAATCTTCTGTTTTAACATTTTGTTTATGTAAAATTGAATCAAAAATTCTAATATGTTCAACATTATCTTCCCAATAAGTTTGACAAAACATTACAGCAGGCATACGATAACCAAAGTCAATTGTACAATAAGTAGGTAAGTTAGGATTGTATGGAAAATCTCCTACGTCAAGATCACGATGGAAATCCCAAACCTTACCTTCAAATACTGAGAACTCTGCCCCAAACTCTTGACCAAATAGTTCTTTTGACATATTTCTTTTTCTTTCTATAATCGCAGGATCATCTAATCCTTGTGGAAATTCATATTGATTTACCCATGATGGTGATGAGTGACTTACCCACAATGGATCAGTAGCACCTAATTTAAACAAATCATATATCCAATTTCTACCTTCTGGTGTTGTAATAAAAATAACTTTTCCTTTTCTTCCTGCTACTGTCGGAGATAAGTACATATCCCAAATCTTTTTATTCATTTTGGCTACCTCATCAATAACCAAAAGATCACAACCTTCACCTACAAGAGAATCTGGATTATCTGCCGACATTCCCTCAACAGTAGTACCCCATTTAAAACGAATGTACATATCTTTTTCAGATGCTTTGTCTACATCTTCACCATGACCAATAACCATTCGTTGCCAAACCTCTCTAAAGATTAGTCTAGCTTTTCTATAGGACATACCTACAAGCCAAATACGCTTATTAGGTTGAGATGCAACAAATGTTGCTTCCATAGCACTTGCCCAAGTTTTACCAAATCTTCTACCACATACCACAACTTGAAATCTGGCATCTTGTTTTTTTGGGTAATGAAGTGCTAATTGCCCATTATGTGGTTGATACCCTAAGTAGTCAAACCATTTTCTTTTAAATTCGTAATTTTTTTCTTGCATTAGATTACTTTTATAACTTACATTATACTATCTATTTAATGCAAGGTTTATTCTTGCAAATTAACCAACTCACTGAAGAGGTAAAAATGTCAGAAGAACAAACCATCGAGCCAGATGTAAAACAGGAATCCGTCACACAAGACGCTCACAATGTACCATTAACAAGGCTTAACGAAGTAATAACTGAACGTAATGAATTACGAGATCAGATGAAAGCCTTTGAAACTAAAGAGGAAGAACAGAGAAGAGCAAAGTTGCAAGAAGAAGAAAAATGGCAAGAGTTAAACTCTGAGCTAATGAAAGAAGTAGACTCCTACAAAGGTTATAAAGAAAAGTGGGAAGATATGGATAGCAGACTTCGTGAAACAGCTCTAGCTAGACTTCCTGAATCTAAAAGAGAAAAATTTGCTAGTGTTGATACTGATATACTTCTTAACATCGTTGAAGAATTTTCTGAAGTAGAAAAGCAAAACCCACCAGATAGAAAAGGAGCTGTACTATCAGGTACTCCTGCTGATTGGGTTGCTATGCCAGATGAACAACGAAGAAGTAATTGGCAAGCAATACTAGATTCATACATTAAAAGGTAAAATAAATGGCAAAACATTATCAAGGTAACCCAGTTACCACTACAACAGATCAGCATTTTATCCCAGAAATCTGGGCAGATGGTATTTATAAATTCTTTGAAAGAAAAAGTGTATTCAGAGGATTAGTAGATGACTACTCAGCATTAGTGGGATCAAAAGGCTATGGAGATGCAATTAATATTCCAGAAATGAGTTTAATTAGTGCTTCAGATAAATCAGCAGGATCAGATGTATCATATGATGCAACTGCAACTACTACAACTCAGCTTTCAATTAACAAGCACAAATATGTCGCAAAGTTATTTGAAGATATAGCTTTAATTCAAAGTGAGGCTGATTTAGTAGCTAAGTATTCAAGAATGATGGGTGAAGCTCTTGCTCGTCAAGTTGATGCCGATATTTGGGGTGAGTTAGATGGATTAAATGACTCTCAAGCATTATCTGCTGATGATACATTAACAGCAGCTGTATTTGAGTCTGCTCTTGCTACTTTAGGTGAGGCTGATATTCCTTACATGGATGGTGAATGTGCTATGGTTGTCAATCCAACTTTATTTGCAGATATACTTAACCCATCTGCTGGTATAGC